CAAACGGGAAGAGCGTAGGCTTGCTGACGACACCACCACGAGCAAAAGGCACGACACCGTTTTGCGCGAAGACGCCGCCGTTGGCGAAAGGCAGTGCACTAAACAATGACTTCGTGCCAAATTGAATTAGCAAGCTTGCAACCTGACGCAAGATATTGCTAAGCGATTCGTTGAGTGACTTCGCTTCAAATATGGCTGCTTCAATTGCGCCTGCAATGTTGGACTCAATAGATTGCTTAATGCTCTCAGTCAACTTTTCTGTTTCGGTCATTTCTTTATTCAATTCTTTTTGCGCGTTTAAATTTTGCGCAATCTGTTTACCAGCAGCGCCCAAGGCTTTTTCTGTAAATGCCACGGCGTTTGCTGTTTCTTCTTCAGCGTCAATATACTCAACTTGCATGTTGGCACGATCTTCAAGAATTTTGACAACATTTTCTTGTTCGGTTTGATTTATTTCTAAAAGTTTAATTGCACGATCACGATCACGAAGGTCAGACTCGGATAGCTTTTGCCTTGCAAGATCAGCATTTAATTGCGCTAAAAGCAATTTATTTTCGTCCTTGCGTGCGGCTACAATTTGTAGTCTAATATCATATTCTTGCTGTGAAATATCAGCACGAATTTTTGCAGCAGCATCGCCGCCATCGCCAGACAGTGTAGGTGTAATGCTAGGAAGTCCGGCACCTGCAGGTTGCTGTTCAACATCAACTGCGCGTTCATCTCTAATGTCTTTTAAAAAATCTTGGACCAAGGTTGCTCGCAGTTCTCTGGTTTGTCCTCTTCCCTTTCTGCCATATTGAGCACGGCTTTGACCTCCTTTAAGCAGTTCAGTAGCTCTCCTTTCAGCCTCCATTCTGTCTAAGAAATCTTGCAAGGCATTTGCCGCAGCAGTAATCGCGTCAACAATTCCTGTAAATACTGTTTGAAAAGCCTCTCCTATTGGTTTCAACAAAACACCAACACTTTCATTCAATCGTTCAAGAGATGCTTTCAGTCTGTCCCCTGCAGCATTAGGACCACTTGCAATGATTTTAGCTGTTTCTCCATATCTTTCAAAAATTGTTTCTGCAAACTTTTGGAAATCCTGCAGGCTAACTTGACCTTTTTCAAGAGCCTTGTCTAACTCTTGCGGCGTCATGCCAATTGCTTCAGCGAATAAACTAAAAGCACCAGGCAAACGTTCACCAATTTGCTGACGAAGCTCTTCTGCGCTTACCTTGCCTTTGCTGAATACCTGCGCCGTTGCAGTCAATGCAGAATCAACATCCTGCAAAGATCCACCAGTAGCGCGAACAGCAGCAACAATGCCATTAAAAGCAGTCTTTGTATCCTCAAGGTTGCCGCCAGCGCCCTGTACTGACGCCTGCAACTTTGTAAATTGACGTGTTACGATTTCTTGCGGAATTGCAAAGTCTTTTGTTGTCTGCTGAATAAAAGCAAGACCCTGTTGATATTCGGCCTGGCTTGTTGTGACACCCTGCAGTGCAATGCGCAATTTTGCAAGATTCGCTGAGTATTCCGCAGCAGCACCTGCAGCTTGTCTAAAACCACCAAGTTGAGCACCAATCGCACCACCAACAACAGCACCAGCAGGCCCGCCAAACGCTGCACCAGCTAGCGCACCAATGGCACCTTCAGCACCACCAAACACACCAGCACCTGCCACTGTTCCAGCGATCTGCGCACCAGCCCTTAAACGCCCACCACGACGCTGCGATGTTTTTTGCAATTGCTTGTCTAGCTTCGCAGCTTCTGCTGTTGCTTCTCTAAACTCTTTACTGCCAATTTCTACACTGTTCGCAATGTCCTTCCAGGCGCTGCTATAAGCACGAAGGTTGTTGACGCTTTCTGTTGTCCTACTTTGTACTTCTTTTAATTTTTTTGATAATTGCGCAAAAGATTTATCCGTTAAGGTGCTTTGTTTTCCGATGTTGACAAGGCTTCTTTTAAGCTGATCTAAACCGCGCTCACCTGCAACTTTGACCGCAACCTTCAGTTCAGTAGTGACGTTGGCCATCAGCTTTTCTTCTTGTTGAAGGTGGTCAGTGCCGCTGCTTCCATTACCTGCAAGCCTTCAAACAAACCTACAGGGTCTTGTACTGAATACAGTCTACAAAGCCAATCCATTGCTGCATAGTCCAACCCAGTCGGCCCACCAAATCCAATACGCCACTGCGTCTGCATGCGCAAAAACATTGCCACTATATCCCAGTTCTCTTCCCACACGCCACAATCATGCTCAACCTGCTTTAAAGCGAGTTCAGCAATCTTCTCTTCTGACATCCCAAGCGCACGCAAGTCAGCCTCACGTTCATCAGTGACGCCACCCGATGCCCAATATCGAGCAGCGTCTTCTAGTTTTTTGCTTGTGAGCCCGTAATGCTGTCAGTGTATGCCGTGATCACTGCACGCAAGACGTAAGGATCATCAAACAACGCTGACTTGTTTTCATCGCTGAATTCAAGTTCGTTGCCGTCCTCATCCTTGATGCCTTCCCAACCTTCAATGATTTCGTCAATCAAGGCATCATCACCAGACTCAACCAAATCGTTGAATCCTGAGCGTGAGATTTTCTTGAAAACTGCAGTAAAAGTTTCCTTTTTAAACTTGCCGCCATCAACAGGCACATCAACACTGACAGGCCACTTATAAGAAGCGACCTTTTTAAGTACAAACGCCATGATCAAGTGAAAGCCAAAGAGAACTCGTCGTTACCGCTGGTGCTGGGCAACGCTAGGTACGGCATTGAAAAAGAAACAACGCCGTTAGTATCACCATAGCTGACGCTAGTAATGTCAGTCTGCGCCATCGTGAAGGTCATGATATTGCCAGCAGTACCTCCAACAACAATGCTGGTATTGCCTGTCGCGACACCGACAGCCTTCGCAAAATAATCAGTCGTGCCTACAGCAGGTGCTTCAATCACAGCAGTGCCACCAGGATTGCGATCAACGATCAGCACTTCTTTTGAGCTAGCAGTCTCCTTGTAAATGGTGTTGTTGTTCAACGCCAGGTCGAGGCTCTCCAAACGCACGTCTGTAACACCGTGGAAGGTGGCAGTTGTGACGTTGGTGTCATTGATCTCAAGCGCTGCGGCCTGATTGGCGACAGTAAACGAACCTGACAGCGCAGTGTTATCAGGGGCGTTGTAAATGCCGGTCATCACAAAACTGGCAACAGGGAACTGACCTGCAACCATGTTGAACGTAACAGTACCGCGAGCGCCCGTGATCTTGTGGCGCGTACCGTCGTAGAAGCAATAGATCGTAGCTGAGCTGAAGCTGCTGCTTACGCCTGCATATGTGACGCTGGTGCCTGCAGAAATGGTCTCAGACATCCCGCAAGACTTAAGCAGTGGTCCAAATGCAGGAGCAGTGCCTGCAGCGCCAGAACCAGCCAGCTCCACATCGAAGGTTACGCTGACACGCTTGTTGGCGACCAAGGTGCCGCGAGTGCTGTTGCCGATAAAACCTTGAAACGCTGCAGCCTGCACGTTGTCAGACTCAATTGGCGTCACCTCAAGGTTTGTGACCTGAACAGCGTCACTTCCTCCGGCTGGGCTTGGGTCGGTCCCGTAGGTTGATTCGATCTTTGCGATCAGAAACTTCTTGCGGGTCAGTGCCATTGTTCTCTTGGGCGGTGGTGCTTTGAATTAGTTTTAGCTCACCTGTTTCGGGATCAAGCAGATAAGTGCCACCCGCGCCAGGATTGGGAACTTGCCCATCAAGTTTAGCCATAAATCAACCTGAAGTCAGGTCTGTCCTGTTTGTACGATAGCGGATCAAAAAGTCTTGGCTAACAACCCCTAACGGCACATCAGCCTCGTACAGCTCAAAGTCAACCCGATCAGGCGTCGTGTCTCGCGCATATCCGTTCATAGTCTGATCAGCCATTATCAGCTCTGTTATCTGCTGCGTGTACTCATCGGACACATCGTCAGGTATTGCGCCCCGCACAATTGTTGTAATGCGCACGCGAAGAGACCAATCTAATTTGTTGAAAAAAGCGCCATCTGACGGCTGGTCTGTCACAGGCTCAACAATGATTGCAGGAGATTCCCCACGACTAACTGGCTCAACACGGCTGCGATAAACCGTCACGCCGATTGCAGAGTCAAGATTGCTCTTGATTCTTTTTAAAATTTGTTCGCGAAACGAATCAGCCACTTGTTCTTGCGGTGCGATAGCGGATCAAAAAATCTTGAGAAACAACTGCTAGCGGAACATCAGCTTCATACAGGGTAAAGTCTACTCGATCTGGAATCACGTCAAGCGCCTCGCCTTTAACAGTAGGCTGCGAAACAAGGTTTCTATGTACAACCTTCGTGTACAAGTCTGACGTATCGTCTGGGGCATTGTCTCGCACCAAGGTAGTGGCCCTTACTCGTAACGTCCAATCGAGCTGATCATAATAATTAGTGTCAACAGGTTGGTCGTTGACTGGCTCAATTATGACTGCAGGAGTCTCGCCACGCGTCAATGGCTCAACGCGGCTGCGATATACGGTTGCGTTTAAGTCGTTGTCAGAAATCAATTGATCACTGGACTGCGTCAGAAGAAAAACGCTAGCTTCTGTTGTTAAAAGGCTTGTCTCAATAATATCCTTCAGCGCAGCCAGAATTGTCTCTCTTTTGGTGTCAGCCATAATTATGCAGCAGCGATTTGGAACACATTACAAACAACACTCGGGCGTGTTGGACGGGCATATGGGCTGGTAATTGCAGCGGCTGCACTTAATGTCACTAGTGCATCAGTCGGAGCCCACATGATTTCGATGAAATCTCCTGCTTGCAGCAAAAGAGTGTGATCTAGCAGCAAATTATTGTTACCAGGAACGCCGCCGTGATTTTCGATCACACTGCAAGTGTTGGTTGTCAATGCCAAGTTACCGCTTGCGTCATTATTGTTTTTGCGCAACCAAAAATGCGCATCATGAATCTGCGTATCAGCGTTCTTGACTTGCAGGTTGATTTCAAAGACATAGACACCAGGCTTGTCAACAACGATCTGGCTGCTTGACTCCAGCCGCACGCCGTCACCGTCTGCATTATGCTTATTAAACGTCACTTCCGTCGGCACGTTTGCAGTGGTGCTTTGATCGGCATCACTTGAAAACTCGCCCCAATGTCCAGGACTGCCGTAGTAATGCAGCTTATTCCACCGTGTCTTCCCGTCTCCGACCTTTC